GGCCAGAAAGTTTCTCTCCCTTTAATGATGGCCAACAAACCACAAGACTCTTTCGGAAGGCATTGAACAGCATATTCAGCAGCTTTATCTTTCCAAGTCATGTAAAAGTACCAACAGAGGGAAAATCTTTTCTTGTTACTTGTCGTTTTGGCGCACGAATATTCTCAAGATCTAAAGCAGAGACACATTCAAACTGCACAACCTCTCTATTTTCTACAATTTTTTTATCAATAAAATAAATTTCTTGTGGAAGTTCTGTAGTGCTTGATGGAGTTCCAAATGGATTTTGATTTGATGGAAAGTTTGCAGCGTCTAAAAACTGAGCCATTGTTCTATGACGTATTAATTTTGCACCCTGTAAATCATTAAATGGTGTTGTTGCATTTGCTGTTGCCATTAATGCTGTAATAGTTCCCAAAACATTAGAGACTGTCAGGGTTGGTCTTGGTAAAGTTCCCCTGCCTACATACTCAAAACCCTCTGCTATTACTGGAAACTTTGTATATGTGTTTCCTTGCCAGATAATGTTTGCATTGCTGTTCATACCGACACCAGAATGA